TTCTAACGCTTGTGCTAGCAACTTTTTCCTTGCTTGCTTTTGGTTTTCTAAATTTATCATGTTCTTATCTCCTAGGTTTGGTTTATTTATCCTTTAGCTTCATACCATTTTCTAAAATTATGCTATCCAGTACATATTTTTTTATGTTATTTAAACAGCTTTTAAGCAACTCCTCTACATGCTCGCTATCTTTATATAATTCGATTATTGTTTCTAACATCCTAGCCATAGCAACAACCGATTGCGCACATATGGTTGCTTTTGGTGTTTTATCGACATTTTGGCGCAGCACCTCAAGAAAAGACATATAAAGCTGTTCATGTATTTCTAAATTTTTAGATTTTCTCATCTTCTGAACTCCTAAGTTTTGGTTTATTTGCCCCTCGAAAGGGGCGTTTGGTTAGCTGTTAACATCTAAAATAAATCTTTCAGTATCTCCAATGCGAATTATTATTTTTTCTTCTCCTAATTCGTCTAAATTATTGCTTCCAGAGCCTTCATAATCTCTATGGTATTCATCAAGATTATCATACTCCGTAAAATCGCAACAAATAGCGACAATATCAAGCTCTAATTCTTTGCCCATATCATTTTCAAAGTTTTCTAAATACTCAAAAAGAGCATTTAACCCGTCATAGGTAAAATGATTCTTATAAGTGTCTGATCTTAGAAAAGCATCCCTAAAATCCCATTCATTTACAGTTTGTTTCATCTTCTTATCTCCTAAGTTTTTGTTAAAATATGCCCCTCGCGGGGCGTAAGGTTATCTATACCCGAAAGTCCCTGAGCATTCGCACGTAGCAGATCCGCACAGCTTGTCGTGTATACGCTTACAAAATTGTTTATCTGCACTTGTCCATCTCTCTATTGGTGTATTTTCGAGTTGGAGTACCCTCTCGTGCTGATTCTCTGCCAATTTTACTTGTGTGTTGTGAAAACTATTTGTTAAATAATATTGTCCCATCTGTTACCTCTAGGTTTTTTTTGTTTTTTAAGCTAACTTGTCCTCACTGGTAAGCCTCGTAGGCTTAGACCAAGGATATCGTTGCTTAGTATGGCACCATAATCGCATCATACTGCATTTAATTCAAGATAACTCTTTATTTTAATTCATTAAATTATTAGGTTGATAATGTGATATAAATGTAGGTGAGAGATATGGCCGCGGCAAAAGGTAATGATTATACGCTACAACGCAAGGTTAACCCACAATATACTCAAGAGCAAATTGAAAAGCTGTGTGAAGAACTCTTAGACTACGCCGAGAACAATAAATCTATCTTTTTTGTTGGATTTTGTAGAAAGAAAGGATTCTACAAATCATGGCTCCTAAGGCTATGCGATCATCACCCAAAACTCAAAGAAGCATACGAAGAAGCTAAAGAATTAATGGCAGAAAAGGTAGGCAACTTATGTTTCCACGATAAGGAGAGCGAGGTTAATGCCAATTTTGGTAAAGATAATTTGTTCCGATATGATGCCGAATGGGTTGCACATATGAAATGGAAAGCCGAAATCGCAAGAGAGCAACCACCAAAAGACGAATCCAAAGCCGCAATAAATGTATACGTTGACGGGCAAAAAAACGGCCACCAATAACAGTATGAGCGCAGATATACAAAAATAATATGATCCAAGATCTAAGCCCAAAACAGCGTCAATCACTCATCGAATCCCAAGCACGTATTAACATTTGGGAAAGCGCCGTAAGATCGGGCAAATCCTTCGCAAGCCTGATAAGATGGCTTGAATATATCCAAACAGCCCCGCCGGGAAATCTAATCATGATAGGGCGCACCGCGACTACCATTAAGCGTAATATAGTCGATGAGATTTGTACTATTGTTGGCACTGATGCAAGATATTACAGCGGGAAGGGTGAACTACAGTTATGGGGTCGTAGGATCTATCTGGTGGGTGCGAGCGATGAAAGAGCCGAAGGCAAGATAAGAGGGGCTACATTTGCAGCAGCCTACATAGACGAGGCTACGCTAATACCCGAATCTTTTTTTGTTATGCTACTCTCGAGACTATCCGTTAAGGATGCTAAGCTTTTCTTAACCACAAACCCTGATAGTCCTTTCCATTGGCTAAAGAGGGATTATCTAGACCATAAAGATGAACTAAGTATCGCACACTGGGCGTTTGGACTAGATGATAACCCGAGTCTAACCGAAGAATTTAAAACCTCTCTTAAGCTAGAGTATCGGGGGCTTTGGTATCAACGATACATAGAGGGTCTTTGGGTACTAGCAGAGGGCACAATCTATGACTTTTTCGATCCTAAGCTACATTGCATAGATTACCCAACAAACAACGCCAATTACTATATCGTGGGCATAGATTATGGCACAACTAACCCGTGCGCTTATACGCTCATAGGCTATAATATCAACGCATACCCGAACATTTGGGTAGAGGATGAACACTATTATAATCCTTCCGAACATATGAGACAAAAGACAGACACCGAACACGTGGAAGACCTAATCAAATTCATCGATGGCAAAAACGTATATGGTATCTACCTCGATCCTTCGGCAGCATCCTTCAGGGCAGAGATGCACAAACAAGGAGTGCGCAATATCTTTGATGCTAACAACGACGTATTAGACGGCATTCGCTTCACGGCGAACCTAATAAGCAATGGGACGCTTAAGGTGTGCCAAAAATGCCGTAACCTCATTAAAGAGATAGGCGTGTATGTCTGGGACGCGCAAGCGGCTAATAGGGGCCTTGAAAAGCCTTTAAAGACTAATGATCACCTGTGTGACGCTTTACGCTATGCCATTTTTACGCACTTCGGGGCTAAGCTAGGTAACAACATGGACGTTAACGACTATCGCGAGCTTAAAGCTAAACATTTAAGTGGTAACGATTTAAATACCTCTCATTTGCCTTCGATTTTCCAGTAATCAAAAAAAGTTCTTAACTTTTGTCAAGAATATATTTACAGTGATGATAATATATTGCTTAACGTTAACAGATTAAGGGCTCAACTATGGTTTATCCTACTAGACTCAACGAATCATTTTACACAGATAATAACGACTCGGGCATTTTACAAGTAATGCAAGACTCATTTACAAAAAACTGCCAGGCAAATCAATCTTATTGGCTCGAGGGGACGAGAGACGTTCGGTTCAAGGCAGGGGATCAGTCGTTATGGAATGAATTATATAATCAAATCCCTTCCTATCAGCGGAAACAATTCAACTTCAACAAGATAAGGCGCATCATTAACATGATCACAGGCCATCAGAGGAAGAACCGCAAAGCCTTTTCGTGTTTACCTATCGAGGGATCGGACGAAGAAACAGCAGATCAGTTCGGGGCCTTACTTGACTGGGTTGCAAACCGCACAAATATCTATGAAACTATCTCGGGAGCCTTTGAGGGTGCCTTAACAACAGGAATGAACCTACTCTCTATGTGGGTGGACTACCGTAATGATCCTCTTTCTGGTGATCTTAGGATAGACAACTTAAGTTACAATGGTTTCCTAATAGACCAGTTCTTTACTAAGCAGGACTTATCAGATTGCAACTTCATATGGACAAGGAAATATTTGAGCAAGAAGCAGGTTATCGGACTAATGCCCAACAGAGAGAAAGAGATTAACACACTCCAAGGCGGACAAAGGGACGACAAATTTAATTTCATGCCGGAAAATTATAACATAAGCAACCCTGATCTGTTGCCATATGATGAATATTGGTATCTTGATTACCGCAATCAAAAAATACTAGTGGATGCAGAAAGTGGTGAAACTATCGAATGGACAGGGGACAAGGAGAGACTACAAATGTTTCTACAGCAGTTCCCGCAAGTTAAAGTGCAAAACACTCAAAAGCAGACTTGCAAGCTTGCTATCGTTATTGGTGGGCGTGTTTTTTATGACGGTCCTAATCCATATAATATTGATAAGTATCCCTTTGTTCCTGTTATTGCTTACTTCGAGCCTGATATTCCATACTATGAGTGGAAGATCCAGGGGGTGGTAAGGGGTCTTAGAGACTCTCAATATCTTTATAACCGTAGAAAAGTGATTGAACTAGACATCCTGGAAAGCCAAATCAATTCAGGATTGAAAGTCATGGAAGATTCGCTTGTTGATGACAATGATGCGTTCATGTCGGGACAAGGCCGCGCACTCTTCATCAAGAAAGACGCTCCGCAAGGTATGCAATCAGTCGAGCAACTCCCCACACCACAAGTACCGCCGTCTATGATGGCTCTTTCTGAAGCTCTATCAAATGAGATCATGGAGATCTCTGGTGTTAACGAAGAGCTCTTGGGCTCTGCGGATGATGATAAAGCCGGTATCTTATCGATGCTTAGACAGGGAGCGGGACTTGTAACCCTTCAAAAGCTATTCGATCAACTAGATCTTTCTCAAAAGCTACTGGGTGAGTTAGCTATTGATATGATGCAGTCCAACTTCACTGTTGGAAAAGTTCGCAGAATCTTAGGCAAAGAGCCTTCGGAGCAGTTCAACAATAAGGCCTTCCAAAAATATGACTGTGTGATCGCCGAAGGAATGTTGACAGATAGCCAAATGAAAACACAATTCATCCAGTACACCTATCTCAAGGAGATGGGGATTCCTGTTCCAACTAATCTACTCATTGACGTTGCGCCAGTCGTGCAGAAAAAAGAGCTTAAAGAAGCTATTGCAGCTCAAGAGAAACAGCAAGCCGAGCAAGCTCAACAGCAACAACAGATTGAAATGGCGGAGCTACAGGCTAGGGCAAATCTTGCTAATTCTAGGGCCGAAGCTGATAGAGGTTTGGCGGTTGAGAGGGTGAGCCGTGTATCAGAAAATGAAGCGTTAGCAATCGAAAGAAGGGCACAGGCCTCACTTGATGAGATCAAGGCGATTAAAGAGCTTGAAAGCATGGATATTAACCAGATACAAGCCTTGTTGGATATCATAGAGCGGATTAAGGGAAAACAAGACACTACAGAAGGTCGTTTGTCCCCTACGCAAGGGATGCAACAAAATCAAGGAATCAACCAAGGAGTGCAAGGTGCCATTTAAATCTACGAAACACCGTAAATACTTACACGCTAAGCATCCTAAGCTAGCCAAAGAGTTTGAGGCTAAAACGCCTAATGGCAAGAAATTGCCAGTGAAAGTAAAAAAGAGGAAAAAATGAACTAGGAAGAGCTAGGAAGTGCTGTACTTCCGAGTTAATTTCCTAGCTGTTGAACAACAAAAAGGAGACGAGTGGTTATGAGAAAAAACCGAGAGTCAGGAAAGTTAGTAGAAAAAGCCAAGGGCAACTACTCAACACGCTATAAAGGCACAGCACCTGATTTAGATCAAAAGAAACAGATGAAAAGCGCATATAAGTCACGCTATTCTGAAGCTCTTTGCCCAGAAAGCGAAATTGTAGTGAACAAAGGTTCTAGCTACAAATCACGTTATTAATCTATAGCGGGGATAAAACCCCGCTTTCTTAAGGCTTTTTATAGAATTTGATCCAATTCTCTAGCTGGGGATCAATATCGGGATCGGCAAGCAGCACATCCATCATTTCTTCCTGAGGCAGAGACCAAAGAAGCTCCAACTTATCGAGAGAATTGTTCACGTACCATAAATCCTGTTCTGCGTGCATTGCTGGAGCGGTTAGACGCGAACAGAACCGAAAATATATTACAGGCCTAGAGTGAAACATCCGTTCCTTGGTACAAAAAACTTGAATATAGTACTCGTCTACTAATCCCCTATTAGAGGCAATTGTTTCTATTAACTCCTTCATATAGCTTTTTCCTCCCTCGTGAGCCAATTCCATGGCTTCAACGGGACTACTTCTCTCGTGCTCGGATTGGGTTTCTAAAACTTGGGTTCCGAGTGTTTTATCTTTCCTAAATTCTGACTGCATAAGGCTCCTTTGTGTAAAGCGTTGTGTTAAATGTACTTATCTCATCTTACTAAAGAAATCCTTTTGCTTTTAAAACATTTCTTAGTTACAAGTAAAATATTTAATACGTCAGATCGACGTTAATGATCAGCGTAACCGGGACTCGCACCCCAAATAAGGACGGATATGACCGAAGTTGAAGAAAATCAAGGCGTAATTGAACAGGAAACCGCCGAACCTGTTGAAACAACAGAAAGCCAACCTCCTGTAGCTCCTGAACCAACAGAACCAGATGCCGGCACGAAAGAATATAACTGGCGACGTATGGAACAGAAGGTGCAAGAACTTGAGCGTAAGAATTATGAGATGTCCCAAGCGATACAAGAAAAGACTTCTCCTCCTCAGGAAGAGCCTGACGAATTGTCACAGCTACAAAAAGATGACATAGTCACTTATGGACAAGTGGATAAACTTGCCGAAAGAAGAGCTAGACAAATCGTTGCAGATGAACTCGCCAAACGGGAAAAAGAAGCCCTTCCAAGTAGAGTGAAGGAACAATATAAGGATTACGAGCAAGTAGTTACAAACGAGAATATAGAAAAATTGGTGAAGGAACGGCCAGCCTGGGAAACGACAATCAGAAATGATCCTAACCCTTATGAAGCTGCTTATGTCCTGATAAAACAGGCTTCATTCTACAAAGAGAACGTAGAAAATCAGCAGAATAAGGAAAGAATCGCTTCTAACAGTCAAAAGCCTATAAGTAGCAACACGATTGGTTCTAGTGGCCCCTTGGCTCAGGCTAATGCGTTTGCTACGCAATCTAAAGAAGATTTATGGGCTGAGATGCAACGTTGTTCTAGGGGAGCTGCTTCCGCACCTGATTTGAGGTAAAAATGAGTACAACTACAACAGTACTTCCACCTCCTGTAGCTCAGAAGTTTAGTGCGAAGCTATTGGCTACGCCTCAAGCAAGGCTTATCCATGGAATGTGCGCTATTCCTTACGAGATGACAGAGAAGAGTGGAGATACTCTACGTATGCGAAGGTATACACGGTTGAACACTGCTCCAGTTCCTTTGGGACCGGCAATGTTGAATCCTCCCGTGCAGACTTTGCAAGCAGTAGATTTAGATGCTAAGATACAGTGGTACGGAACATACGTTCTTATTACTAAGCAAGTTACGACGATTAATCAAGACCCTAAACGACAAAATGGGGTCTATAAATTACCACTAATTGACTTGGAAGCCTACGTTATGTTGGAGGCAGCATAATATGGTAACAGGGGCGAACTTTTTTTACGGACCTTTTTTATTAAGGAGGCGCATACGTTGATGACATTGATTTCTTATAACCAACAAATCTTCAGGAATTTTGTGATATTTTCTTTTACCTCTAAGGAATGTTTTTCTAAAGGTAATAGCAACTTCACACTGTTCTTTTTTAATTATAAGATATGGTTTAAGTCTTTCAAGAAGTTCATCAAGAACTTGTCTATCAATAAACCACTCATGGCGAATTTTCCAAGTAAGTTTTTCAATCTTTCTGGAATATTGAAAACCGCCATAAGTTTTATAAAGATAATCAATAAGACATTTAGATGTAGACATGACAAACAACCTCAAAGTATGAGTTTTTTGTCCTGGTTGTCCAATGTAAAAACATCCATCTGCATCCATGATGCCAGCAAGATAAGCAAGTTCAGTTGCACTCCATTTCATAAAAAATCCTCTTTTAGTCCACATTTTAACATATTGTCGACTAAATGTAAAGAAGACGTTGAACGACTGAACGTGGTGACCCGTAATGGGATGCGACAGTCTGAACTCCTATGTAAAGTGGGAGAGGAGGAGTCGAAGAACTCTTCCCGCCTTGAGCAAGACAAACATAGCAGTCTAGAGGTCAGTAGAAATGTAGAATCTCGAAAGAGAACGGGAAACTTGAAATATAGTTCTGTAGAGCATTTCGAAAGTAACAGTTTGGTTTTAAATCAGGCAGTAGCGCGACTTGGACAGTCCATGCGCGAGACAGAGGATCAATTGATTCGTGACATGCTCGCAGGAACTGCTTCGGTAGTTAACTGTGTAAATGGTGTTAACGGAGATAATCCAACAGAAATCACACGAGTAGATATTGACGGAGTAACCGCTGCATTGCAGGGTAACGACGGAGATTTCATTGCTAATGTGGTAGAAGGTCAAGATAAATTTGGTACAGGGCCTGTACGTGACTCTTACTTCTGTATGAGTGACACAGGAATGATTGGCCAATTAGAAAATTGCGCTGGCTTTTTGAATAAAGCGCAATACCCTAGCCAGTCTAACATCTCTCCATCTGAATGGGGAAATGTAGGCAATGTACGTTTCTTCTTGTCTTCAAGAGGAAGCATTACAACAGCCGGATCACTATTGGGTAATAACATCTATAACAACTTCATTGTTGCTCAAGATGCTTACGCAAAGATTGAACAGAACGGAGTTTCCGCTAAGTTCATCTATCATGGTCCGGGACACGGCGATGATCCTGTCGAACTACGTCAGACAGCTGCTTGGCGTATGGCTCAGGTACCAAGGATAAAAGATGTTGTCCTTGTAAAATCTTCTTTAATTGACTTGGAAACCTACGTTATGTTGGAGGCAGCATAATATGGTGACAGGGGCGAAGAAGTTTATGGGAAAAGAATGGAATTCCATGTATCATATATTGTTTGAACCAGAGGTAAAACAATGTTCAAGATATGTACAGGATGTGGAATTGAAAAACCATTTGAAGAATATGGTAAAGATAAAAAAGGCAGATTTGGATTAAACCAAAAATGTAAAATATGTTGTAGGATAAGAGATAAAAAAAAGAATCGATCTAAAGAATCGATAGAAAAACATAAGAAGTATAAGGCTGAATGGCAAAAGAAAAACAAAACTCTATTAAATATTCGACTAAGAGAGAGATATCATCAGGATCTCGAAAAAAGTCGATTAGAATCAAGAAAGAGAGCTGTAAAATGCAGACAAACAGAAGAATATAAAAAGAGAAAGAATGAATATGACCAAATGTATCGTAAAGAACATAAAGAGAAAGCAAGAGCGCATGATAAAGTTAAATATGCGGTTTCTCAAGGACAACTCATTCGTTCTAAAGTTTGTGAAGTTTGTAAATGTGCTAGTAAAACACATGCACACCATGAAGATTATTCAAAACCTTATGATGTTATTTGGATGTGTCCTACATGTCATATATCATACCATAGAAACCATGAGTTTCACGCTGAACGACTTAACAAGAAGACCTCGAAAGAGGATGCGAAAGTCTGCACTCCTATGTAAAGTAGGAGAGGAGGGGTCGAAGAACCCTTCCCGCCTTAGAGATAAGGTCAAAAAAGTAACAGAAAGAACAAATGACGCTTGGGT